GGTGCATCACATTACTAGCAGCCCCTCAACTGTGTTAATTGTTGAGACTAGTAAGTCCTATACGTGACAAAGCCACACGGGTGGACCAATAAGAGGTTGACGTGGGTAACAGCCCATTCATTTCTCCTCCCCGGCGCATTTTACAGAATGCAGTCCACGCTCCCGACGTGTAGCTCGGTGTACGTATAGTAATCCTAACAACACCATTGCCAACGCTATTAAACGTTGGCAATGGAGTTGTTCTCCAGGTGGTAGCCCAGTGCTGTGTATTCGAAGCCGATATTACCAAAAGCGGTCGAAAACGGGACTCCCTCGGTAGCAACAATGCAAACACCGTGCACTTCGAGGTCGAAACCTTCGCGTGTGCCGGGTACTTGACTGTTGGTGGCATACTTGCCCCGACGCTTCATCATGGGTATCTGTAGGCGATTTGGCATCCAAATCGGGCCACAGGCATTGACCGGACTCTGTTTAGCTAACGTAAGCAATTCAGCTTGCGTGTAGGTGCCCAGAGCCTTGAGGCAGATTTCTGGGCTATCGTAAAAGCCCATCCATACTGTCCCAGGGGTCGTTGTCCCAATAGCGGGGGTGTATGTTACCGCGAGGTCGCGATATGTATACTCTTGGTAATTCCGCAGCACAGTGCAACCAGCGTCCGCCACGTATAACGTGGGGGACAACTGATAGCCAAAAGCGAATTGTGCAGCAGCAGGCGTAACGTCGGCAGGGCCGACAAGCCTGGATGACACAACTGCTCCTTGATCGTTCATTGAAACGATCTTGGTGCGCGGTCTGCGTTGGGGAACGGCCCCGAATGCAGCCTGGACTACCTTGTTCATGGTTTTTCGTTGTCTATTTTTAGCCATTTTAGTGGGTTGTAACTTGAGGTGATAACTGTATTTATCATGGGGGGTAAGGAATTGTACTCTATGCCGGGCCAATTAGCCTCCATGGCAACCTGCAGGTCAGGAGTTATCCCGAAAGCACGCCAAAAACTGGCGCGACCTTCAGGAGTCACCACTGCACCACGGACACCACGGGCCATATAACCCATGCCACTATCATACACAAACTTCTTCCCCCCTTGACGTTGGCCCGTGTGCTGTATGGAGCGGTAAAAGCTCTCCCATACTGGCACACCACGGGTGAGTTCAAGGCCACAACTACCGATAGCATCACGCCAAGTGTCAAACTCTTCAAGGCTGGACCAGCCCAACAACGATACGCAGTCCTTCGACATTGCTGTCCAAGGATTACGGACCATGCGGTACGATCCATCAACCCAAACGGGTTGCGATTGGCAGAATTCGATCCGCTCAAAAACGGTGACATCTGGTTCCCGCTTCAGTTTGAAACCGAAGTCGGTGAAATAAGCGTCTATGCCAGACAGCTTATCT